CGGCGAGGTGGCCCGGGTGTTCGCGGACCCCGCCTACCTGACGCAGGTGCGCCACCGCCTCCAGCACTCCCAGATCCCCGACGACGCCTTCCGGCTGACCCGCGAGGTGCTGGGAGGACTGGCCCGCGCCGTGCTCACCCGCTCGCAGGCGGTGCGCGCCCTGGCCGAGGCCCTGGACCCGGACACCGGCTCCCACTCCTCCCTGCTGGCGGCGTCCCGGCCCAAGCGGCGGAGCATGGCCGAGGCGCTCCAGGCCGAGGGCCTGACCTGGGACACCCAGGCCGTCGACATCGCCACGGTCGAGGCCACCGCCGTCAACGCCGCGTCCATCGCCGCCGAGCTGGGCCTGGACGCCGGGGCCATCGGAAAGCGCTGGACCACGATGGGGGATCGCCGGGTCCGGCCCAGCCACCAGGCGGCCTCGGGCCAGGAGCAGCCGCTCGCGCACCCGTTCGAGGTGGGTGGTGAGGCGCTCCAGTACCCGGGTGACCCCGCCGGGTCGCCGCGCCAGACCGCCCGCTGCCGCTGCTCCCTGGTGGGGGTGATGCCGCCGTTCGCCACCTGCCAGGGCGCGATCATCGTCTCTGCCGCCAAGCCGGTGGGCGACGTCTGCCCTCCCTCGCCGCTGCCGGGCAAGGTCGGGATCGGGACCCGCGAGAACGTCTCGAACATCCCGATGGACCCCAAGCTGGTCCAGTCCGGGCGTGAGCTGGCCGTCGAGAAGTTCAAGGTCCTCCCGGAGCCGACCGACGCCGACCGGCTCGCCGCCAAGATCAGGCACGACAAGTCCAAGCGCCAGGGCGGGGACGACCGGCCCGGGACCCCGACGCGCCGCAGGCTCAAGCAGGGCCTGCTCGACCAGTTCGGGGACGGCAAGACCTGTCCCTGCCTGAACTGCGGGATGCAGCTCGACTTCGACACCGTGACGATGGACCGGCTGATCCCCGGCCACGACAACGGGCGCTACGTGCTGCCGAACCTGATCCCGCTCGACTACAACTGCAACCGCATCCGGAACAAGAGTCCGTTCACGGAGTTGATGGAGGAGTGGGCACTGTGAGCCAACCAAGCCCGGCCCTGCTGCCTGTGGTCCCGCTCGGCACCCGCGTCCGCGCCCGGGTGTCAGGCTGGGACGAGGTGATCGCGGACTCCTACGAGGCTAGCCACGAGAAGGGCCTGGACATCCTGCCGACCTACAACGGCATCGCGGAGTGGCAGCAGGGCGAGCTGGCCGGGTGGCCGGTGAAGGTGGGTAGGTCCAGCTACTTCAACTACCTCGTGAACGGCATCCAGGTCGACCCGGACACGATCGTGGTCCTGCCCGCCCTTCCGGCGGGCTCCGACGGCTCTACGCTTCCGTCATGACGACCACCGTGGACCCGCTGCTGGCCCTGACCACCATGACGGATACCGGGTGCCTCCCCTGCCAGGCGCGGGCCGCCGCCGCGGAGCACGAGCGGTACGAGACGGCGCCCGCCCCGACCCGGCAGAGGTGGTCCGGGGTCATCGGCATCGAGGGTGAGGTGACCGGCGACGGGCGGCTGATCGAGCGCAACGCGCTGCGCTGGGAGGACCTGCCGCTGCCCTTCCGCTACGTCGCGTCGGACTCCGGCGAGCACGACGGGGCCGTGGTGGTGGGCCGCATCACCGCGATCCACCGCTCCGGCGGGGAGATCCGGGGCGAGGGCGACTTCGACTCGAACAGCCCCGACGGGCTGGAGGCCATCCGCCAGGTCAAGGAGGGACTGACCACCGGGGTCTCGATGGACCTGGACGACGTGTCGTTCGAGGTCCGCATCGCCGCCGAGCTGATGGACGAGGACCCGCTGCTGGGCCTGCTGCTCGCCAGCGAGGACGACGGTCCCGAGGTCGACGAGGACGGCCGCGTGAAGGTGATGGAGTCCAACTCCGAGGACGAGGTCCGGGTCACGACCTCGGGCCGCATCCGTGCCGCCACGATCGTCGCGATCCCCGCCTTCGCCAACGCCCGCATCGCCCTGGACGGCGGGACCGAGGCCGCCGACCCGGACCCGGACCAAGATCCGGTCGAGCTGGTCGCGGCCGCCGCTCCCCTCGCGCCGCCCGCCCGGTGGTTCTCCGACCCGCACTTCGCCGGGCCGCAGCCGCTGACCGTCGCGGCCGACGGGAGGGTCTCGGGACACCTCGCCCTCTGGGGGACCTGCCACGTCAGCCACACGGCGCAGGGCCAGTGTGTGCCTCCTCCGCACTCGGCCACCCGCTACTCGCACTTCCACACCGGGGCCGTCCTGACCGAGGACGGGGCCGAGGTCCCGGTCGGCCACATCACGCTCGACACCCTGCACGCCTCCGCGACCCTGACCCCGGCCTCCACGCTGGCGCACTACGAGAACACCGGGACCGTGGTCGCGGACGTCGCTGCGGGCGAGGACAGGTTCGGGATCTGGGTGGCCGGTGCCCTCCGCCCCTGGGCGACGCCGGAGCAGGTCCGCAGCCTCCGGTCGGCACCGCTGAGCGGCGACTGGCGGCGGATCGCGGGCAGCCTCGAACTGGTCGCCGCGCTGGCCGTCAACGTGCCGGGCTTCCCGGTGCCGCGCCCGTCCGGCCTGGTGGCCGGTGGGGTGGTCCAGAGCCTGGTCGCCTCGGGGATGCTCCCGCCCGCCCGGGTGCGCCGCCCAGGCACCGAGGGTGCCCTGAGCCTGGACGACCTGCGCTACCTCAAGCGCCTGGCGGATCGTGAGCGGGCCGAGGAGTCCGCGCTGCTCGCGGCTGGCTCGCTCCCGAGCCCTGTGGAACTGGCCCGCCGGGTGCGGGCGTCGGCACTGTCCATGCGCGCCCACGCGCACTGATCGAGGAGAAGTCATGGGCTGCAACTGTGGCAAGGCCAAGACGCGACCGGCCCCGGCCGCCCCGCGTCCCGCCCCGACACCGACCGGTGGCAAGCTGAGTGGTCCCACCCAGACGTTCGAGCTGACGGCGGACGACCGGACGCAGACGTTCGGGTCCGAGCTGGAGGCGAACGCCGCCCGCGTGCGGCTGGGCTTCGGGGTGGTCAGCCGCCGCCGATAGGTGACGCGGTTACTCCTTGCGGGCTACGCTGACGCCACTTCTGGTTGCTGGCAGCAGGGCCGGGCCTCCCCGAATCACTCATTCCTGGAGGACCCGTGTACCGCACCCGCACCACACTTGGCCTGACCGCCTACGCCGCCGAGACCGGCGGATCCGAGTTCGTGATCCCTTCCGAGCTGACGTCGCTGTCCGACGCCGAGCTGACTGCCCTGCACGAGCAGGCCGTGTCGCACTTCGACGCGCTCTACGGCGATGGTGCCGAGCTGGTGGAGGCCGACGTCGAGGCCCTCAAGGTCCTGACCGAGGGCATCGAGGCGCTCTCCGCCGAGGTCGCCGTCCGTCGCGAGAAGTCTGCCGAGCGCACGACTCTCGCCGCCGAGCTGGCTGCCCGCGCCCACAAGGACACCGTGCCCGAGAAGCCGGACGACGACGACGACGCCGAGGCCGAGGCTGAGGAGTCCGAGGACGAGGACGAGGACGACACCGAGGACAAGCCGAAGGTGGGCGAGGCCGACGCCATCGCCGCCTCCGCTCGCAAGGAGATCCGCGTCAACCTCTCCGGCCTGCGCTCGCGCTCCGGTCACCTCCCGGCCCGCGCTCCCGAGCCCGCCCCCTCCTCGATGCGCGACGTCATCCACGCCTCCGGCGAGGGATCGGGCTACGCGCCCGGCACCGGGCTGAACTGGCTGGACGTCGGCCGCATCGTCGACCGGCGGCTGACCGGGTTCAACCTCGGCCAGTACCAGGCCGCGCAGAAGGCCGGTCGGCACATGCGCCAGCAGTTCGGCATCGCCACCGTCACCAAGCCGTTCGACCCCTCCCTGGTGGTCCAGAGCAGCGACCCGATGCACGTGGATGAGGTACTGCACCGGGCCATGGACGAGCACCGCCTGCCCGGCGGCTCCCTGGTCGCGGCCGGTGGCTGGTGCGCGCCGTCCGAGACGATCTACGACCTCTGCGAGCTGGAGTCCCGCGACGGGCTGGTCTCGGTCCCCGAGATCGGTGTCGCCCGTGGTGGCATCAGCTACACCAGCGGCCCGAACTTTGCGGACATCTACACCTCGATGGCTGGCTTCCACTTCACCGAGGCGGACGCCGAGGCCGGGAAGTTCGCGCCCGGACCCAACCCCGGGGACGCCAACGTCGTGGGCGACAAGCCGTGCGTCGAGATCACGTGCGCGGACTTCGAGGAGGCGCGGCTGGAGGTCGACGGGCTCTGCATCGTCGGGGACATCCTGCAACAGCGCGGCTACCCCGAGCTGATCGCCCGGACCACCCGTGGTGCCCTGGTGGCCCACGACCACCGGCTGTCCGGCCGGGTCGTCGCCGCCCTCGAGGCTGGCTCCGACGTCGTGACCATGAACA